TCTACTCTGAATCGGATCACGTCTTAACTCATGTTCAAATTCTGACTTTTCCTTGAAAGGGTTTACCTCCCAAGTGCAAGCTTTTACTGCCCAAGTTAAAGTTTCAAAATCTTTTCCTCTATTTCCCATACTTTCAAGCTCAATCGTTCCGCCAGAATCGGTGATATCTTTTAGAACCGTCTTATAGCGAGACTGAATAAAATCATCACGGAAACGGGGGAAGGAAAGTAAAATAACTTTTCCCACTGTAGGAAAACGTGAAGTAACAGACGCTTTTGCCATGTTATAAATTGTTGCAGCAGAACCACGATTACGAATTTCTGCTGTTAGCTCAATATCAGCCTTAAAAGCCGAAATCTCATCTAGCACGAACACTAATGTTTCATAACCCTCCCAAGATTCTGACTCAGAGTGACCTGAGAACATTCTAATCGGCCTGTCAAAGAAGAAAATCTCCTGAGAACGGGGATCGAAACCTTTATCCTGAAAATACGGGGAAGCAAGAAGAAGCTTCTTCAAAGGATCAAAGAAAACAGACTGCGCCTGCTTAGCATTAACAGCTACATTAACAAGGTCCAAAGTAACATCATGACCCTTACCAAAGTAGTCAAGAGGATCACGTAAACAATGTAAAAGATAAGCTATTCTAGCCATCGCAATTCTACTGCAATGATCTTTACCTGACCCCTTCCCCAATTGTGCAACAACCTCAGTTGAAGTGTACTCATTATAATATAGCTGACCTGCTTCCATGCCCATATAAGCTTGGAGAGTATCCGGCCTATATATTTGGGTAGATTGTTTTACAATCTCAGCTTGGATAATAGAAAGAGGATGCATTCCAAGATATTTGGCATCCTCAACAAAAACCTCAAGAGGAACTGGTTCCTCAACAAGATCATCTTTTGACAAGAGAGAATCAAAGGCGTTAAAATCAAGATTCGCGCCATAATAGAAATCTGACATTAGATTTCCTCTGAATGCGCGTTATGATCAAAATCGACGGAAGCAATAACTTTTTCAGGAGTATCAAAATCTCCCGAATCAAGAATTGCAAATGCTTCTTTCAGCTTAGAGCGAGCAAGGTTTCTGCAACTGTCGCAGTCAGCAACAACTTCAGAAATTACTCTCGACAGAATAGTGTTAACAGATTCCTGTCTCTGCATCCTCGCAATAAGTTCACCATCAGAAGCCCCAGCCCCGCCTAGAAGCTGATGAATTTGTGCCTTAGCTTTAGCAGTATCAAGTCCCAATCTAATTGCTTGAATTCTAGCAGAAATCATGCCATCTCTAGTGGCAAGCTCTACCGACTCCCAAGCCTCCTTTGAAACTTCATTTAACTCCCCCAAAGCACGGAGAGTGTTAAGCTGAATCTTATCCAAAAAATAAGGATCATCTTTCGCCATTTTTTCAAGGTTGGCATTGTATTCCTCAACATAGTTTTTAGCTGTGCGAGGATCAATGCCCTTTAAATCCGAAATCTCCTTGAAATTGTATCCTTTAAGATACATTCGGCCACATTCATCAATTTCTTGCAACTTGTCATAGCTTGGAGTGTTTGTGGTTTCTAGTTCAGTAGACATACTTTTAGTATATCAAAAAACTGACTAGATTGCACTCTCCAATGAGTAACCACCAACACTTCCAATGACTTTTGTAGGTTTTGAAGTATCTAAGGCAATTTTCTTATCTTTCTTGCCTTTTCTCGCAGCAGAGCGTTTTTTGTCTTCTTCACGAACTGCGGCGTCTTTCTCTTCCTTATTCTTCTCACGCTGCTCCCGCTCTTCCTTTACTTCATGTGATGTTTTAACCACTATATCAGCATGACGAATTTCTTCAACATTCCAGCGCTTATATTTCTTATGAATATCTGCTGCAACTTTTTCAGGATCATCTTCCCAATCAACAAGCTTATCAAGATGCTGACGAATCTCTGTTACAAGACAGACACCAAGCTGAACAACAAACTTGGGGTCTTTAGCGTCAAGCATATATTTATTCAGCATTGAGCGCATCACTTCTTCGTTGCCAAGCTTGTTAATCTCGGTGAGAAGATACATATAAACCTCAATCGGATTAATATCAGCCATCTGGTACTGTTCCTCCTAAACCTTCCCACAATTCATCTTGTAGTTTAATAAACGCCTGAATTTCATCCCACTCTAGACCCTGCTCAATACCCATCCGAATAAGGATGGACCTCAAAGTCATATAAAGGAATGATTCTCTCAAGTCTTCCTCTTCTGTTTCAGAAGGAAGAGGAAATTCACCTTCCATCATAATTCTTCCACCTTCGCACCATTCATTGTCTCAAACCACACCCGTGCTCCACATGAAAGAGGATTTTCGGGTTTATAAACAAAACGCCCAACAGGATTTCCATTAGCGTCAAATACTATAGCTTCATTGCATTTTACATTTTCTTTGTATGTCTTAAGGGTGAGGACCGGACGATCCTCACCCTTATTATTAGCTTTGATATTGTGCTGATTCACATGCACTATATGCTTCATTAGTCTACCATTTGTCCGCAATCAACACAACGAGCATGATGATTAATAGCAAGATTACCAGCAATATCCAAAAGAAGCTCACTGTTGTCATGACTCAAATCAGAATCATGAGTGCCTGTAAACTGGAAGGCATTGATAATATCAAACATTGTATTAACCTTGCCATCTACAGTCTCTAGGAACAGGGGATTATTTAACCAGTAAATAACCTTCTCAGTAACCTTCTTGGGGACCTTATCCTCCCGGCAAATTCTGCGAATCAGAAGCTCAGGATGATCAACAGGCTCTTCTACAGTTTTCTTATACCCCTCAATCATATCAGGGACTAAAGCCAAAGCAGTATGAGCGAACTCAACACCCTGCTTCAAAATTTCTCCCTCAGACTTACCTGACACTCTAAACCGGCGATCAGTAATCTTTACTGTCATACCAGTATCACCAATTTCACGATGCAAAAAAGCGTCAAAAGAAATTGGTACGGTTCCTAGCCAAGAGTCCGCATGATTGAATTTCACGCCCCCAGCGACCTTAGAACCGCCTACAACGTCCTTCAGATCGTTCGGGAGGATAATAGCCTGGATCATATGATCGTTCATCCCCGAATACTTTACCTCATATCCTGACGAAATCTGATCAGTTATTGTCCTATATAGATCATAAGACGAAACATATGGGAAAGTGGGGTCCTTAAAAGACCTCACACGAAAATCTTCACTGATCAAAGCAAACTGAGCATCACCCGAATGCTGAAGAAGATAATTGAAGTTTTGTTGCAATAGCTCATCATCAATTCTACGAGCATACGGAGTAGGAATCCCCACATGCTCACAAATCTGGCGGAAAGAAGTCTCCGTCAAAATAAACTCACCATCATGGGTGAGAAACTTAACCTGATCACCCTCCACAACAACATCGCTTTCAGAAAGCTGAAATTTGAAGTGATCAGTTTTGTCGTCCCTTTCTTGAAGGGATTCCATGAACTTGTCTACCATGCGTGCCTCCTTGGCCTCGTTGATTAGCGTATCTACGTTAGACCCCGGATGCAACCTCGGTCTAAATCAAATCAGACCCTCAGTGAGAGAGCCTGACTTGGAAATCCTTACTCGAATCCTTACTTACGACCCTTACGTCGTTGATTCATGATAGCTCTTTGCTTCTTTTGCTGCTCATGAAATGGCGAAGGCTTTTTCTTAATCTTATGCTTGCCAAGGTTAGACGAAATCGTCCTGCGCTTTCCTTTACGCATAATATCAAGATCGTATTTCTGAATATAGTTGAAGATTGTCTGATGAGAAACTTTAATATTATATTTCTCTTTCAGCATCGTCTGAATCGCTAACAACCCCATACGCCTCTTTACATAAAACTCGTAGAGCCAAGCACGATCCTTATAAACTTCTAATGCCATATTTACCCCACATTCTGTAGACCCCACATTGCGATGCCTATAGAATCTACTATATCATTATCATCAATATTTGCCACCGCATCAATGCGCTTCTCTAGAATCCTCTTCGTTCTCTCTTTACGTTCTTTGTTCATAAACTTAGTGGCCTCTGTCTTGCCCATTTTGGCAATATATTCTTCTTTTTCTTGTTTCATTATCCTTTGATACCCGATGAAGTTTTTCCATTGCATGGGCATACAGTCAGAAACCTCAAGATTCTCTCGTAAACATATGCTATAAAGGGCACCGATGATATAAGAAAGCAGCCTACTCGTTTTTGGGTTTTGGATATAAATACTTTGCTCAATAACAACATGCTGAATATCATAATTTTTTAATAGATTAGGAATTGCAACATTCATTGTTGCAATTTTATCTTTCATCTCTTCAGGCAAGTTTATTGCTGACGTAGCGTGAAGGAACCATTCTTCACCGTTACGACTGACAATAGCTATGGCAATCTTCTTTGAAGATACATCAATCCCCGCCATTTTAGCGTCGGGTTTCTTAACTAACGAATCTAAGGTTCTCATTGATTTTTTTGCGCTATCTCGTACATCTCTTCAACTAGCTCCTTGCTAATCCCCATTTCCCGAACTTTAATACCCAGCTTTTTAGCTTTGCAACCAGCACACACATTGTCTGGATTGTATATTGAAAGCTGCGTAGGACATTCCTCACAAGTCCTATCATTTACTACTTCTTTCTTGCTTTCATGGTACCGCTCTAGGACGCGTTTATTCGTCACCACTCTACGACACTCGGGTGAACAATACTTGGCGTTATGAGCGTTCGGCTCATACTCTAGCTTGCATTCGGGATTAGCACAAATCTTACTCAACAGTTATTTTCACGCCTTCTTCGGTGTCTTTCCAACAATAGTCAAAGGCGGAACATTCTTTGCACTTTTTGCTTGTTTGCTTATAAGGACGCACCGATAATTCGCCACGCTTATGAGCATCAAAGATCGCATTCCACCTATTATACAGTTTATCAAGAAAATCTTGATTTTTCTCTACTAAAAGGGGCAAATGTTCATTATTATTTTTATTTACATAATACAAAATTCCGCGGTCCCAACCGCCAATATCCATATAAATCTGTAACTGTCGATAGTGTTCATCCTTCGGCTTATGAGTGGCCTTGCGGTAAACAAAGCCCTCATTACTAATAGACTTCACCTCAATAGGAACCTCATTCCCATCATAATCAATGAGAATGTCCAAATAACAATCAATCGGGGGGTTATTTCTAACCAAATTCATCTGTGATTTCTTTACCATCCCCAATTCAGTCAAGTATTTGATGAGTCTCGCCTCAACATCATGACCCTGATCAAAAATTCTCAAGACCTGCCCAGGGAAATTAACAACAGTCTCAAACCCCTTCAATCTATATCCCAGGAACCTAGCACAGTTGTTTGTATTCGATGGGGCAAAGCCTGCGGACTTCTTCCACTTCTTCCCGTTGTTTTTTCTAGCTAGAAGGTTGTCAATCTTCCTTACGATGTCCTTTTCTATCTTTTCCTCGTCAATTTCAGCTTCTTTTTTCTCTGGATTATTTTTTTCTACCATATTTTTTAATACTTTCATGTGAGATGAGCATCTATCCTTCCTAATAACTTCAATGTATTGATGTTTTCCTCCAATGCATGATACATAGTCTCAGTAAGATACTTGCGACGTTTAGTCGTCATACTCTTATCTTGAGAATAATAAGCCTTATAATGCTGTGCTCTCAGCCCAATCTTTAATCTGAATGCAGCAAGCCTACTGGCCATATGAATGGCGCGCAAGCCTTGAATAGATTCTGGATTTTCAATAATCCTTTGAACTTGTTTCAAAACTTCAAAAAATTCTTCGCCTTCCTCTTGCCCTAAACAATCAACTACATCTTCAAGAGTTACTTCTGTTGCTATCTTTTCTTCCATCCTCTTCTTCCTTAAGTCTCAATAATTCTAGGAACCATTCCCATTCTATGACGGCAACCTTAGTTCCATTTTCAAAGCATATTTTGATGGTGGGGGAACGGCGATCTTCCCCCCACGCATCTTTCAACAATTTCTTCCACGCTCTTAATGAAAGAGTAAATGACCTAGCATTATGCTTGTAGTCGATCAAAAATTCATCCATCAGAGCATCGCCCTTGTGGTATCCTCTACCTGAGTTAGAAACTAAACTTGCACCATCACGCTTAGCTTCTCTTTTCTCTTCTTTATTCCCCATCCTCATCCTCTACTAAAGCTAAAGTTTTGAGTTGATCTAACTTATTTAGATTACTAAAGTCAAACTCGCCACCCTCAGCCATTTCAAAATGCATTCCATCGCTTAGTAGCTGATCTTTGATGCCATCCCACATATCCATATCATCAAGGTACTTCTTTACTTTTTCAGCCCCTTGAATCTTCTGATCGCCAATGGTAAACCATCCAGCGCCACCTTTATACAGGATATCATTTTTTACAGCCAAGTCAATGACCTCATCCTTCCAATCAATCGTAGCATCACCTGGGCTGAAATAGTAATGTCCGGTGACACCTTCTACAGCACCTTGCCTCGACTTCTGGATTGTCCATTCAATTTTGCGACGGAGGATTTTACCGTCATCATCAAATGTAGTAACATCCCTTCTGCCTGAAGGGCGAACCTTGATTACATTAGAAGCTGAATGTTCCATATAATTTCCCATGTTCGCTTTAGGCAACCACATTTGTCCTGTATTGCCCATGCTCATTTGAACAATGAACATGACAATAATATCAGTATTTTGTATGACCCAATCATTGATTCTTTGAATAAACAATTTTTGTGATGAAGCACCCATCCCCATTCTCTGCCCCTTGTCGTCTGAAGTAGCAAAGTATTCTGATTCAGGAATAATCGGGTTTACAGAGTCAATAAGAAAGAATTTCTTCCCTGGACGCCTTAATTCATCTCTCATATAGTTCAATATCTCTTCATGTATTGAACTTTTAATGGCTACTCTATGATTCAAGTCAATACCACACTTTTCCTGCCAGGAATCTGTCAACGATCCTTCAGTATCAATCAGGTGTGCCTCATATCCTCTTCTCTGAGCCTCAGCCGCAGTATAAAGCGCCAATGTAGATTTTCCTCCCTTGGGTTCACCCCAAAGAACGTGGTACCTACTAGTCCACAATCCGCCACCTAACGTGTAATTCAATCCAAATGAGGGCGTAGCGATAATATCCTCTTTCGGAAGCGGTTCCCCGCCTTTAACTTTCAACATAATTTTCTCCTTTGTTATTAATATTATTGTTGATAATTTTTTCGGCTTTTATTTTGGACAGGCCACACTGTCTCTTTACTCTATTATATCATGAATGCATTGCAATATACTCGTCAGCGGCAATCATATTTGATAATGCGAAAGACCCATCCCTGGTGATATTAGTTTGGAATAGGTACCATTTTCCCGTTTCTTTCAGCAGATGCTTTTTCTGAGCGTATTGAGTGGA